ATTCAGAAACACTTTCTGGGTATCCAAGTCCATAGATCCAGTTGTGAATCTCTAAGTAGTTCTCCAGGTTTTCATCTACAATAAACTGGAGAGTCAGATCTTCAAATTGGATGTTGTCTCCAGGGAGATCAATTGCTTTGAGATAGTTTCCTACCTTGACATTTCCTAACTGGATACCAGGAATCTTGGCACTGTTAGAAAAGAAGTCAACCTTCGGTGTCTTTACGATATTAAATTTGAAACCAACAGGCGACAAGTAATTCTTGTTCGCAATCTGCTTTCCAAGAAAAGACATTTTTATTTTTATTTAGACAAAAAAAGAGGGTCCTTTCGGACCCTCGGAGACTTCCTTCACACGGATGTCTATTATAACATCACATGAGGTTCTTAACAACTGTACGCTGGTAGTAGCGGTTGCTGTTGGAGGTGATACGACCCAGACCCTGAGATCCGACATTGCCTTCAGCGAAGGGGTTGGAGACAAGACCGTAGCGGGTCTTGAAGCCAATCTTGGGCTGGAAGCTGTTCTCACCGACGGCACGAACCATCTGGAGGGGAACATAGGGGCAGTAGAAGAGACCAGCGTCATAGGGGCTGGAACCCTTGTAACCGACAACATAGTACTGGTTAGCAGCACTGTTGGCAGAGAAGGGATCGATATAGACTCTGTACTTGCCGTTGATGGTTCCAGCGAAGGTGTTACCAGTGTCGTCAACTTGCAGGTTGGCGTTCAGAGCGGGGGTGTAATCGAGTACACCAGCCATGGTCAGAGCGGAGGCGACATCAGCAGAGGTCATGATGATGTTGCCCTTCCCTCTACGAGTTCTCTGGGCGATTCTGTTAGCATCTCTCTCGATGTTGAACAGCAGACCCTTGAACTTCTCAACGCTCCAGCGACCGTTGGAGTCAACATCCAGGTCGAAGAAACCAGCATTGGCAACATTGACCTGAGAACCAGCTTCAGCGGTCTTGTAGATGGTTCTGATGACTTCGCGGTTGATCTCAGCCAGGATCTCGCTGGACAGGATGTTAGCGAGTTCGGCTTCAGCGTTCAGACCGTGGATAGCACGGAGGTCCTGAGCCAGCTCCATGCTGTACTCAGCTTTCAGAGCACGGGACTTAGCGGTAACGGTGACCTTCTCGATCGAGAATGCCATCTCGTTGAAGTTGGTGCCGTTGCCGTCACCCAGAGCTTCAGAGTCGCCAGTCGCCATACCTTGACCAACGCTGTACTGAGCTTGAACAGCATCAGAAGCGGCGCCTTCCAGGATAGCGGGGTTGGTGCCACGCTGAGTAGCGGTAGAACCGAAACCAACAGTACCGTTGTCATCAACAGCAGCGGTGTAGTCGCCTTGGGTGGAGGTGCCACCAGCGACATTGGCGGAGAATGCAGAATCGGGCTCGTCGAAGAATGCCTCGGTGCCAGACTGGTTGGTGTAGCGGGAGCGCATTGCGAAGATCAGTCCAGTAGGACCGTTCATCGGTTGAACGCCAGCCAGTTCATAAGCAACCAGATTCGGCATAGAGCGACGAATCAGGGAGATCAGAACGGGGTCGAAACCAGCGGTAGGACCACCAGCAGCAGAACCAGAACCGAAAGCACCAGAGGCACCAGCAGCGTTACCAGAGTTGGTGGGGGCTTCGGTCAGCATCGAAGTGCCGTTTTCGAAGGCAGCTTGCTCACGCAGGAAACGCTCTTGGTTTTCCAGGAGAACAGCGGTAGTAGCACGACGGTGAGAATCCTTAATCGGATCTACACCTTCGGCATCGAGAAGGGGAGACCACTTCTCAATTAATTGTTGTGCGTTGTACATTGTTTTGGGGAAATTGTGTTAAATTTGGGACTTGTTTACTTCATTCCAAGGGCTTTCAAGTACTGAGTCATCGAAGCAGATGCTTCAACACCAGTTTCCGAGGTTACGCCCTCAGACAGTGTTTCCACTTTATTAGAAGACTGCTTTTGCTCGCTGGGGAAATAAGATTCTCTCAGCGTAACCAGCTTCTCACGATAAGATTCTTCACCCTCAAACTCAACACCTTCAGACAAAGCGTACAGTTTCTCTCTTTGTGTTACAGCAAGTCCTTCGGTTACTTCACGGAAAATTCCATCAGCTGTAGTTTCACCGAGTCTCTTGTTGAGAGAGATGTTAGCTTCGATCTGTTCGTTAAGTCTGGTTTCCATTTCATCAAGTTTGGAGACCATGCTCTCCAGGACATCATATTTCTCGTCAGGGATGTGTACATAATGATCTTCAAAAAGACCCTTCATTCCTTGCAGGAACGATTCGGTCATTTCGGTCTTCAGACCGTGCTCAACTTCGATCTTGTTCTCGGAGACCCACTCTTCGGAAACATACTCAAGGTATGCATCGACGCGCTCTACGAGTTCTGCCTTAACAGACTCAAGATGCTCGGTCAGTTGAGATTCGTATTGTGCTGCCATTGCATCTTGAACTTGAGTTACCTTAGCGGTAACAACTGCTTCAAAGATGGTCTTGGCTTTTTCTTGGAATTCTTCGGAGAGTTCTTCGCCACCAAACAGAGCGGCAAGATCTTCTTCGATGTCAACAGCGGGAGTCTCTTCGACTTCTTGCTCAGCAACGACTTCCTGGGTCTCTTCGACTTCAGGCTCGTCACCTTGCTTCAGAACTTCAGTGCCAATCGACTGCATAGCGTCGGCTTTACCAGCGCCACGGTTGACAACATCTCTAACGGTTTTGACTTTGGGTTCTGCGAGCTTAGCGGACTCATCATCGGGCTTGTAGTTCTCGGGGGTAGGACCACCGAGATCTTGTACAGCCGCAAGACCAGTTCCAGGATCAGCCAGCTTGGGCATGGCATCACCAGCACTCGCACCCCTTGTTACAGGATTTTCCATTTCTTGTAATTCCTTAGCGGACATTAGTGAACTCTCCGATTAAATCGTTGATATAATCTATATTTATTTATAAATTAGAGGCTTGAAAGGAACTTATTGAACAGTGCCAACTTGTTTTCTTCAAGTGCTCTTTGATCTACAAGGGTATTAATTTGCTTGTAAGTCTTTTCTACGAGTCTTTCTCTGACGATTCCGCCTTCCATAACCCAATCTTTTCCTTCCATAATTCCTTCAACGAATGCATCAGGAGCGGAGGGATCTGCTACAATGTCAGCAGCAGTAGCGAGCATAAAGTCGTCAGAGACAATCTTTACACCCTCGTTATTTACACTTAAAGTACCAAGACCACGAGAAGAAACACCGAGTTTTACTCCATCTTCAACTAGAGCGGAAGCAATTTTACCCATCGGTGTAGACAGAATTTTTGCCTTACCAATGAAGTTGCTACCACTTTCTCTAAGAGAAATGATCTTGTGAGAAACTCTATCAAGATTGAGGGTAGGTCCATCGGGATGTCCGAGTTCACCGAGAGCTCTGCCTTTGTTGACAAAGTTTTCGTTGTAACGACCAACTTCTCTACGAAGAGTTTCCATTGGATACATCCGACCATTGCGGTTCTTGATGTCTCCCTGCAGGAATACCCCTTCGATAAACATCGACTTTTTACCGTTGCGTTCTTCAACGATAAGTTCGACCTGTTCGATTTCTTCCGTGATCAGTTTCATTTGATTACCCTGTGAATCCTACTTTAGCTACTTTAAGTGCTCCTCCAATGCCATAGATAAGATCAGAGGCTTTTTTCTCAACCAACTCAGATGTATTAGTGAGCATGGTGATAGATCCAATACCCGTAAAGGAAGAATCCTGTACATGAAGAACAACTGTGCTGCCAGAATCATTCAAGACTCTAACAACAGTAGCATTTCCTACGGAAGTGCTATTTCCAATACCAGCTGCTAGCGGAGTTTCCGCAGCAAGGATTAAAATTCTTGCCATTATTCTCCCTCAGTTGAATCTGGTGTACCAAAAAGACTCGCTGCAGCACCAGGACGCAATGCGTCTACTTTTGCGGCAGCTCTTGTATAAAGAAGGTCTTTGATTTGATCACTGATATCAACTGCAGACGAATCCGTTGCAATCATATTAATTAGTTCTTCCATTGATATAAATCAGAGGTATAAACTTATTTATCAGATCTCCCCTTCTGATCCCTTCGGTTCCTTAGGAGCTTGCGCTGGAGCAGGTGCAGATTGCTGCTGTTGAGCATTAGGATCTTGTCCTTGCATCATAGGATCTGCTGCTGACATTGCTTCCATTTCAAGCATTTGTTGATTAGGATCAGGGATAACTCCCCTTGCAATTTCATCCTCAATCTGTGCATCAATTTCAACGATTTCTTGATCCCTTTGACGCAGAACTTGGCGTCTTACATACTCGGTAGAGTAGTAACGACCAACATAAGGTTCGACTTGCATCAGGAGAGCTAAGCGACCCTCAAGTAATTCTTTATCTTTGAGTTCTGCAAAGTGGTTATCGTATAAGAAGTCGAACTGAATATGCTCAGACATTACTTCCCAATCTTGGGGAGTAACAACATTCTTAAGAAGAAGTTGTGTTCTGAGCATGTCCAAGAACATTGCACTGAAACGCTTACGGAGACGACCAACAAACTTACTAAATTTGAGTTCGTCGCGTAAGATTTCAGAAGATCTACCTAGGTTGAATCCATCGCCAGAACCAGCGATTCTGGATTCGGGCACTGCTAGGGATCTATAGAGTTTCTTCTGGAAATATTCAATATCCGAAAGTTCTCCGAGGTTTTGCCCGCCAGGGAGGGTAGAGATTTCTGTACCGCGCCCTCCCTCGCGGCGAGGAAGCCAGAAGTCTTCCAACATACTCATCATCTTTTTGTCGTCACGAATCTCACCGCTGTTGGAATCATAGACCAACTTGTTACGGTAACGCATCATGACTTCACGAAGGTATTGTTCCGCTTTTACCTTCGGAAGATTGCCAACATCAATATAGAAAATACGACGCTCAGGTGCGCGAGACAGTCTGTAAATTACCAGAGA